CTAGTGCTGTACCATCTGATTGTGTAGTAGGTGTACTTGCACTTATGATTGGACCAGCAGGATCTGTTGTATTGGAACCAGTTGATGAAGGGAAACCAGTACTGTCATAGTTTAGAGTACCGTAACCATTCCATTGACCATTGTAGTTAACCATAATGTCAACTTGGTCAACTACTGAGTAGAACCAGTTAGTGTTATTAGCTGGAGCAACTGCTGGGGCGCCTTCATTAGAGATATAAGTGAAGTCTACCCAGTTTGAAAGTTGAACGCTGTAATTAGCAGGTGCTGTTCCAGACTTATATGCTACTCCGGTTACTGCACCAGATGAGACAGAAGTTATAGTTACAACTAAATCATTTGCAGTAGTTGCCCCACCTAAAGCCGTACCCAAGAATGTAACAGTATCACCCACTACATAACCAGTGCCGGCTGCAACAAATGTTGTCGGAGCAACAAGATATACGCCATTAACTGTAGTTACGTTAAGTGTTAATCCTGTACCTGAAGTGTCACCCTGTGTGCTGGCTGCTGCCGGTGCAAATGTTAAGGTGACAGATGGTCCTGTTTTAGTACCTGTAGTAGAGCCAACTACAAATCCTGCAGTAGCTAAACAACCATTGCTATACCCAGTTGTAGTATTAATATCACTGATAGTAATTTCGCCACCTTCAGTATGAACTATTTGAATAGCACCGTTAGTAGTTACAGACGCTTGAGTATAAGGTATATTTGCGGCAGCCCATGCTGTTACAAATCCAGTAGCCGATGCATTGTCATTTACAGTAACTGTATATGTAGCTGACAATGTTGAAGAGCCAGGAGTTGATACGTTTACAGCTAGCCCATAAGGACCACTAGAGAATGAAGGGTTGGTTGCTGTACCGGTTACAACTGTAGGTCCTGTAGCAAGTCTTTCCCACAAGTATACCGGACTTGATAAGAAGTTTAAGTTAAATTTATATTGTGCGTAAATTGTGTTAGCAGGTATAGCACTGCCGCCTGTAGGATCTAATGCACTGTTAGCTGCCGCATCAGATATATAATTACCTACATTTTTAGATACCCAAGATGCAGTAGTAGTATTGTATCGTGATACGTCTAAGTTCAAACCGTTTCCTGCACTACCTACTTTCATCCAAACTGAACCAGTTGGGCGTGGATATTGTTGACTTGATGTCCACAATGGCATTTCTGCGGCTGTTCCCCATACAAGAGCAGGTTGATAATAGAAACCTACTGTAATACCCAAATCATTAAGCACTGTTCCAGTACCTGATACAACGTTAATATATGCGCTTGGACTACCTATGTTCTGTGCAGAGAATATGCAAAGTTTGCCGTTTCTTACTGAAGCTGATAGTTGAGTAATATCTAATGCATTAATTGCGGCTGCGACTCCGGCTATTGTATTATTAGTTGACGCAGGAACTGCAATAGTCGTGCTGAATCCACCGTTAATATTAAGAGTGAAGGTGTCACCTGCTGTCAATGATGTTGGTGCATTGTCACTAGTGATAGTTGGCAAATCGTCAAGCCATGCACTAGAACCTAGATTTTCCCAAATATTGTTAGTAGTCTTATAGAAGAACTGTTTGCCATTTGGTGCTGAAGGTATAGTATCAATTTCAATTGCATTTACTGCATAATCGCCGATATTACCTATACTAGACAACGGCACACCACTTGATAAATCATCAGGATCAGTAATGACTACTGGAACTTGTTCAGTGAACTTTCCTGTTGTTGTATTGAATGCAAAAATACCCCATGTTGTGTTAGTAGTATCTAACCAATAAGTACCGTTAGTTGGTGCACCAGTTGGGCGACCTGTTTGTCCTACTAAGCTTGCCAAATCAATGTCAGCACGTAGAACATAGCAACGATTTGTAACGCCTAATAGACTGTATGCAGCCAATAGACCATATTCGTTAAGTTCATAACCCTGAATCGGTGTACCGTTCGTAGTAGTATAGAAGAATGGTGTACCGTAAAGAGTAACCAAATCACGTTGACTCGTAACTTGATAGAGTTTGTTTGCGTTTGCCGCGGTTGTAGCTTGTGCTACACCTGTACCAGTAGCGTCAGCTTTATTCTGTGCTGTAGCTAATACTACTAATGGGACAGAACTAGTTGGGGCTGGTAAGTACTGACTTTGGTCAATGATCGTGACTTCTACGCCTGGTGATGTTAATGCCATTTTATTTTTTCCTTTAATGTAAAATTTTGAGGGTTACAACCCTAATGCATAGTATTATTTAGTAAAATAACTAAAAAAGGATGGTTAATGGTGCCTTCGAAGGTTTGAAACTAAATACAATATGCTTGTCACAAGACCCATTTGCTTACACTGCAACAAAAACTATTGCGCCGTTAATTACAAACGTGACGGAATAACACATTACAGAAGTATGTGTGATGAGTGCGGTAGGAAGAAAAATAAACTAAAGCCTAGAAAAGCAGGTTGGGCTAAAAGTGGATACAAGAAAAAAGCCACATGTGATTTATGTGGCTTTAAGTGCGTCTATACCTCACAGCTTACAGTGTTTCACATCGACGGAGATTTAGAAAACACTCAATTAACTAATCTAAGAACTATCTGTTTGAACTGCGTTGAAGTAGTCAAAAAGAAAGAAGTTAATTGGAAGCGAGGGGATTTAAAGGTTGATTATTGATTTTATTTGACTGTGCAAGTCATCAATCGTGCCGTTATTATCTAGATAGTGGTCGTAGTCTAGTCCTACACTAGAATATTCACTAGCATGAATGTTCAGCTTAGATAATTGTGCTTTACTAATAGACCATGACATGTTACCAAACTCACCTTTATTATATGATATGGCTGCTTGAATCCATTCAGGCTGCTCACCACGTGCTGTTCTAACTGTAATGCCACCTGCATTTTTTATAGCTAGAACCTCATTAGCAAATCTACAATCAGTGATAACAATATTGTCTTTGCTTTGACGTAGTTTGTTCTCTACGCTTGCAACCCAAATGTCAGTATGAAAATGATTACGTAGTACATCTGTACCCCAGTATTGTAGAATCCAACGGGGCGTGATATCCATCTGCAAGCGAGTACTCCACCAAATATCAGTCTGTTCTCGCCATTCTCTGCTAGTCTTAGTAGAGCCTTCTAACAATTCTCTGTCCCAACCAAACACTGATGAAACTGCATCTTTTAGAGATGATGCAAAACTTACTCGTTTAAAACCATGGAATGTGCAGAGATAGTCTGCAACTGTATCTTTGCCGGATCCTATCAAGCCGGTTACGCCTATAATCATGTGGAAACTCCTATCAGATACTTAGTATACTACAGGAGTATGAAAAAAGAAAGTGTTTAGGATTAACCTAGTTCATCAAACAGATAGACGGTAACGGGTTTGTTTACTTTTAATGCTGATGCTACTCTATGATGCCCGTCTAAGATATAGAAGGTCTGCCCATCTCGCAGTACAACTGGCTTGTCTTGATACTCGTCAAACATAGCTTCATCACTGCCATAATCACTTAGCCAATCTTGTGTTGCAGTCAGTTCATTTGGATTCATTCGCACAACTTCGGGTTTGTATCCGTCATCAATCAAATCATAAACTATGTCTGCTAGTTCACTAGAATCAGCATGTTCATCAGAATAATGTTTCATGGTTCTGGGATCATATGTACCCCTGTACTTGCCCAATGACAATGTAGTATCTCTATAATCTGATTCAGTTAATAGTTCGCTTATCTTCATGTTAGCCTTGGACCCAAGTTAGTGGTTGACTGTAATCAACATAACGTTTCAGTTCATCAATCAATTGCTCTTGCAACTTAGCTCCTTCAGCTTTCATTGCTGTACCGTTTAACGTAGTTCCTCCACCTGGGCCAGCGATAGAACCAAACTTTTCACGTGCTTCTCCGATAATAGTCTTTAATATAGCTAATGTGAAGTCACCAATCCAAACGCCTGCGCCTGGGTCTTGTAATAGTACTTCTTCTGTTCGTTGGACGTCAGCCCAAATAAGTACTCTCTCACCAGTGCCTTTAGGGTCACGTACAATTCTAAGAACCTTAGTTACAGGATCAAATGTGTATACTACGTAGCCGCCGAACATACGTGCAGCCAATTCAACATAACCTGCATAGAAATCATATGTTGCCATACCACCTGCGTAGTTATAGTTTAATAGATATGTGTTTAAGATAGCTGAACTGAAGGGGTCAAATGAACTAGAACCGGGGCCTGTTTCTAATCCCACTGTTCTACGGAATAGACTACGTACATTAATGAATTCTTGTGGTAGGGTATATGTATCCACATTCTTAACGATAGTCATAAGTGTATATGATTCCGCAGTTGCATTCTGTGCCCTTTGTCTATAGGTCTTTATTGCGTAGTTGTATGCTGCCTCAAAGTGCTGAGGGTCAAGCTCTAAATCAATAATACCATCTCCTAAGCGGAGTCTTAAGTTATTAAATAATAACTCTTTTAATTGGTCTAGGGTTAATCCATTTGGAGTAGAAAGAATGTTAGTTGCCATATATATAAGTACCTGTATCTTATATTTATCTGGCTAATGTGTTTAGATATTCTTAGGCAATGGCGAGTAGATATGAAATCTACAAGCCAAAAAACATTCTTGAGGAACTTAGGCGATGATGAATTAAAAGATTACAGTGGAGGATTGTCTATGTCGCACCGACCCCGTGAAGGGACTTTTCCGTATTCGCTGTTAAAGTGTAGGTATATTCATCAGGATTCTACACACAGCCCAGGCCCTCTATCGCAATTACTATGACCTGGCATACTATCAACTATTAAGATATGGGAAACGTTTCTACGCAGGGGGTAGACGTTTAAGCATCAAAGGGTAGTCCCATAAATTTGTGTTGGTCGCACTTCTACCGTCACTACACGATGAGGACGGAATTTCGCCGCATTTCTAGGTAGCGGAACCTATAGACCAATATAATTAATCGGTTAGTATATCAAATACTGTACCGTATTCGTATCTAGCCCAATCATCCATGTCAACATATGTGTTTATTTTACGTCGGTACACGGTCTTTAGCCATACTCGATTGTTATGTACTTTGACAGGATACCAAGAAAACCACTTTTTCCAAGGCCCTATGATATGTTTTCTAGGAATAAATCCATAGCTAGGTGGAGGTGGAGCACGGTTGTAGCCCATTACCATATTATTCTTTGATTTTGAAAATCAAGAACAAGTCTTTGAGTGGATGATTCCATGGGTCTTTTACTCCAAACGCTATATGACCAAATCTCGTATCTCCGTCAACTTTATCTATATCTTTCTTAGATATGGTTCCGTCGATACACGTTAGTTCAAAACCGTATGGTAGTTGTTCATACTCCTCCGGAGTAAACAAATATAGATTAGTTTTTTTACTCCAGAGTTTCATATTAGATATCGCCTTCTTTACGATTCTCTGAATAATGTGCGTCAAATGTGCCACCGGGGTAGCGACTTTCTAGTTTACGCACGTTTTCGTCAATAACTTCGTTAGGGTCAATGTTCAACGCACGACAAGCATTGATCCAGTACCACATAACATCGCCGAGTTCACGTTTCATGTGAAAGACTGCGGCGTCATCAAGAGGTTTGCCTTGGAAGATGATCTTCTTGGGCACTTCGATGAACTCGCCACTCTCAGCCGCTAAACCGAAACATGCTGTGATAAGCAACGGGACGTTGATATCAGGACCATGTGTGCTTGTTGTTGAGTCAAAGTTGCCGTCGAGTTCATCGAGGCGACTCATAAATGTAGTCAAGTCATTGCTTGCGTGGCTTGTTACAGCCTCTACAAATTGTTTGTATTTGTTTAAATCAATATTCATTAAAATGCTTTCAAAATAATCATTCCCTCATTAAAGCGACCATTCGGTGTCGTACTGACTGCTTTAATATCGTTAAAGTATTTACGAGCCGCGGGCTTGCTTCCCATAATCTCTTTAACCTGTTCACCCGGCTTACGCAGGGTTTTAACTTCTGACTTTGTAGTATCAAAGCCCAATAGTGTGTTACCTTTTACAGTAAATGCCTTTGAATATTCATCGGCAATGTAGTGATGCAATTTGCGTTTTGCAGTGTCATAGACCCATGCTTCGCTTGCACCATGTAATTTTACAGGACTGATAGACACCAAGTCAAGTTTACTGGCTGTATCTTTGAATGTTTTCAAGTACTTGAGTTTAGCCACAATCTTTTCAACAGGCACAGCCTTACGTTGACGAGGGGCTTTGCTTGCTTTCTTGACCGAAATGTATGCATTCAAGTCTGTCAATACTTGTTCAATAAATTTGACAATGTTTCTTACTTGAATTTTTGTGAGGTGACTATAGCCCTCAATCAATTGTTTATCTTTGCCCTCTTGTAGGTCAGCAAATTCTGTTTGCTTTCGCTTCCAAATCTCAGTAATCAAACTGATATGCTGTGGCATAACATTGAATTTGGAAACAAGATCCATCGTTTTAGCTTTTGTCTTACCGTCAGTTACGAATTCATCAAACACTGCTTCCAACTCACCTGCGGCATCTTTTGCTTTTTCACGCAAAATGTCTTGAATATTAGGGCGAGTAGAAACTTCAACTTCTACTTTTACTACCTCAGGGGCATGTACAATTTTCAAGAGTCGGCTGATTTCATTAGCAAGGGTCAATTCTTCATGTGCATCCAACTCTAGCCCACGCAATCGCATACGTGCCAACCAGCACAGTGTCATCAAAAACTCATTTTCATGAATTTTGCGCATAATCTTTGCGTCAGCAGGTCTGCTGTTAAGGTCAAGATACTGAGCCATGAGTTCTTTGGCATCTTTCTTTCCGTAGAAACGATTATACCAAGTGAAAGAACGCATCAATGTTACCCGGCGCTGATCGGGATCAGGTTGAACAACGAATAGAGGTTCATCCCCGTAATACTGCACATCTACGTCACGTGGATTGAGTGCTTTAACCTGAGAATGGTCTTCTGAGTTCTTTTTACGTGTAGCCAATCTTTGCTCCTAAGTTACAATGTTTTATAAGTATAACACATCCTCTATTTAATGTCAACTTTACGGTAATGCATACTATCTGTTCTGGAATTAGCGATAAATAACTATATGCCAAGATTATCACTTTACCACCCAGTAAAATCAAACGATTACCGATTCTTTGATAAAACCATTTCGCAAATGTTTACTGCGGGTGCTACCGACCTGTATGTCCATAAATATATGGGCCCTACTAATCAGGGCCCTAGTAACGATTATACACAACCTGAATACGCTGAATTAAATCCTACTAATATACAAGATTTGTTATTTCTAGAGAATAGAGATAGAACATATGATCCAAACGTATTTAGATTACGTGGACATTACAATGTACAGAATTTAGACTTTGATTTAAGTCAGTTTGGATTGTTCTTAAATAACGACATTATCTTTATTACCGTTCATTATAATGATATGATTGACTTAGTGGGTCGTAAGTTAATGGTAGGTGATGTTATTGAATTACCACACTTGTTAGATTACAATCCATTAAAAGAAACTATACCAGTTGCATTAAAAAGATTCTATCAAGTAACTGACGGGAACTATGCAAGTGAAGGTTTTAGTCCAACTTGGTTTCCTCATTTATGGCGTATTAAATGTGAACCGTTAGTTGATAGTCAAGAGTTTAGTCAGATTCTTAATGAACCTATTAATCAAGATAATTATTTAGGCTTATGGGATAAAGATAAAGTATATCCTGCAGGATATTCTATCAGCTATGGTGATAAAAATTATATCTCTAAAATTGAAGTGCCTGCAGGTACATATCCACCCGATGAAACATATTGGCAGTTAGATACTGCACAAGATTTAAGAGATATATTATCTACGTATAATAAAAACATTGACATTAATAATGCTAACTTAGAAGAAGCAAAACGTAATCTACCTAAAGCAGGTTACGACCGTAGTAAATTATATATTGTTCCTACATACGGTGAATTCTCAACTAACAATACATTGTCTGGTAAGAATAATCAACCTGCACCTCCGGTAAATGTAAACACAAATTCAAACGGGGCCCCTATTACAGTCACTGGTACAGTTGCTATGATGCGCAACCCTAAGTACAAAAATCCAAGTCCTGTCATTCGTATACCAAAAGAAGCTATAAAAAGCATTTGGGATATGACGGCTGATGCTGACTTCTCAGTAGATCCAATTGATGCGTTTGTGCAAATGAGTTTAGAAAGCATGGAGCTTGCACCAGAAGCTATTGGTAATGGATCAGGTCCTCTACAAGGTGATCGTATACTAGTTGCTCAATCATTGGGCGTTATCACTGGACCGTACGGTACTGCTGACAACACATATGCAACAGCAGACCAGAACCCTGAATTACCGGGTTTTACCGGTACTGTGTCTACACAAATGGACTTTAGAGCAGACTGTGATCCTGCGTATCAATACATTGCACGTTCAAGTCCTCGAACATTTGGATACACAACAGGTTACTTATCAGGTGACGGCACAGCACCCAATGGATTCCCAACTGGCGCTGGAATTGCATTCCCACAGAACCCACAAGTTGGTGACTATTTCTTACGCACTGATTACTTCCCGCAACTGTTATATCGTTGGGACGGTAAACTTTGGGTTCGTATTTCTGAGAACGTTAGAACAGATACAAGCTTTAACGCATTAAATACTTCGCAGTTGTCCGGCTTCATAAATAATGAACAAGAGACAGTATTGACTAGTGGAACAACAGTACCACAGTCTCAACCATTGTCAAGCATATTACAGTTAACGCCTGATGCTATACCACCGAGAACTAATTTATAATGGCACAATTTTTCTACGACAATCAAATTCGCAGATTCTTACTACAGTTTGCAAGAATTTTTAGTAACTGGCAAGTAACTAAAGGAAAAGATCCGGCGGGAAATGATATTTTAGTTCGTGTGCCTGTTATGTACGGTGATAGTAGTCGCCAGGCTTCAACTATTTTAGCCAACAACAGTGCAAGTAATTTACCAAGTGCGCCGATGATAACGTATTATATCACTGCGTTAGAGTATGACCAGCGTAGAACGCAAGATCCTACATTTGTGGACAGAATTAACGTGCGCCAACGTTCATACAATCCAGATACCCAACAGTACGAGCAAGTTCAAGGACAAGCATTTACAATTGAAAGATTGATGCCAGTACCCTACACATTGCGATTGACAGTTGACTTTTGGACTACTAACTATAATCAAAAACTAGAGTTGATTGAGCAACTAGGTACATTGTTCAACCCTTCACTAGAGATTCAAAGCACGGACAACTTCATTGATTGGACATCATTGTCTGTCGTATACCAAGATGGTCTTACTTTTACTAGCCGTACAATACCACAGGGTACAGGAAATCCAATTGATGTAATGTCTTGGAAATTTTACATACCTATCTGGTTAAGCACATCTAGTAAATTGAAGAAGATGGGTGTTATTGAAAAGATTATTGCTAGTATCTACAAAGGAAAAGCACTTGATGATATTCAAGATGATGATTTATTGTTAGGTACTCGTCAGAAGATTACACCATACGGATACAAATTATTGTTGATTGGCAACAGTCTACAGTTATTACCTGCAAATGAAGCATTCAATCCACCGAATGAGGACTTAGAATTGCCCGCTGCACCTAACACAAGTCTATATTGGACTAGTTTGTTAAACGTATACGGTACTATCAAACCAGGCATTAGTCAGATATGGTTGCAAAATCCATTTATGACTACTGAAATCGTAGGTACTATTGTTCCTGATCCAGTAGATGATAGATTGTTAATTTTTAGCATTGACCCGGATACACTACCGCAGAATACATTAGACCCGGTAGATAGCGTTATCAATCCATTATTAGTTGGTCCCAATGCAGGATTGCCTGGACCAGTCAATGGTCGTAGATATTTGATAGTAGAGTCTATTGGATCAGAAGGCGATTCTACAGTAGCATGGGGTGACTTGGTTGCTAATGCTAATGATATAATTGAATATAGTACTGGATCTAATTCTTGGAGTGTTGTATTTGATAGTCAAGATGCAACCGATATAGAATACGTCACAAACTTGACGACAAACGTACAGTATAGATTCACTGACTCTATGTGGATGAAATCATACGAAGGATGGTATGACCAGGGAGATTATTCTATTGTTATCTAAAATAGATAAATGATAGTATGAGTAACACATCTGCCGGCGTATTCTTCTACTGCGCTAATACTAACCGATATCTATATTTGTTGAGAACAGATACCAAGAATCCGGGTAATTGGGGAATTCCGGGTGGCAAAATAGAAGACAATGAAACGTTGCTTGAGGGGATTGAACGTGAGTGCTTAGAGGAACTTGGTCATTTTCCGATTGGCGCTAAGTTAGTGCCCATACAGAAATTTGTAAATCACACTTTTACATACCATACATTCTTTTGTGAAATACTAGAAGAATTCATTCCCAAATTAAATGATGAACATTGTGGTTATGCTTGGGTAGGTGAAGGACAATATCCCAAACCATTACATCCGGGATTATTTAGCACAGTCAACTTTGATGTTGTACAAGAAAAATTAAACGCACTTACAAAAAAAGAGACCTAAGTCTCTTTTTTTATTTTAACAATTTAGCTATTGTCTCAAATCCAAGTGATCCTATCACTATGCCCGCGCCCATCATCATCCATCTCCACTTTTCTAAAGCAGAAATTTTTGATCCTAGTTCTTTGTGTGCCTTAGTATCTTCCTCACGCATTTCTTTCAACATATCTCTAGTTTCAGTTGCGTTACGGTCAAGACATTCGTGCATCTCTTTCAGGCTACTTTTGATCTCGCTGACATCTTGTTCAATGTTTTTAACTTGAACTTGAAGTACAGCGATATCAGTTTTGGTAGTCTGTGCTGGCATGTTGATAGTTCTAGACATTATGCACTAGCAATTTGTACCAATGAATATGGTTGACCTGCATCAGCATTAGCGGCTGCGGCTGTATTGAACGTTACGTATGCTGGTGTAGCATTAGCAAGTACAATGTTACCTGTAGCAACTGGACCTGATGTAGCAGTAAACAACTCAGCAGTGTGGTCAGAAAGACTCTGAACTGTTTGAGTAGCACTATTAGCATATGTAGCTAGAACACGCATTGTATTTGGTGTTAACGCTGTATTAGCAACGTTAGCCATATAGCACTGTGCAGTTAAACCGCTAGTAGCACCTGTTACAAGATACTTCTGCTTACCTTTTTGACGAACAATAAATCCAGCTTCATCATTTGCATAAACAAATGCGGCGCCAGTTGAGGCAACTGCGGCGTTTGCAACTAGTTCAACTACATCTTGTTGTGCATCAGGTGTGCCCGTAGCATCGGACAAATCAACTTCTGCTCCAGCTAATGTTGATGAAACAGTAAATGCAGTTGCGTTAGCAATTGCTTTAACAAAATAAACTTGACCAGATACTAGACCACCCAAGTTAGCAGTAAATCTTACTGTACCATTAGCAAACAATGTCTGAGCATTACCGGTAGTACGAATGATGTTACCAGTGTTGTTTGTGTTAGCAACAGCAATTGCTGTCAAGCCGCCAACGGTGTTAGCAAAACCTATCGTAGTGTAGTCTGTACTACCGTTGATGTTTGCACTTGCAACTTGAATAGCAGAACCTACACTTAGTGCGTTTGCCAAATCAGTACCAATACCTGTTACATATGCAGTGTTTGTAGCAGAGTACAACGTACCTGTACCATTAACACCAATAGCAACTTGTGCCAATACTTGTTTACCAATAATAGCAGTGTTACCACCAACTACACTGTATGTGTTAGCGTTTGTTGCTGGGAAACCTGTTCCACCAATTGGATTGTTGAAATATGCATCAACTACACCAACAGAAGCTGATACTGAACCACCTGTTGTATCAGTTAGTGTAACTGCTGTACGAGATGTATTTGCACTTAAGTCAGTAGCAGATGCGGTAAAGTTATTAGCATCAATAACTGTTAAAACGTAATATGTTGTATTAGCTGTTAGACCACCGACTGTAGTAGCTACTGCGAATGGCATACCTGCAATAACACCATTGGTTGTAAGACT